CAGCCTGATGGAATAACTGAGCACCTTTAAGCAGACCTTCAGGGGTTGAATGGTCAATCTGTCCTTGTATACCGTTATTGGCCTGTGCAGCCTGAACAGCAGGGTCAACCAAGCCCATCTGAGGAGCCAAAGCACTTGCCAACATACCACCACCCTTGAACAAACCATAATTAGCCTGTTCAAATGGTTTCATCTGAGCAAAGTTATTAGCCTGAACATCAGCATTCTGGTAACGCTGGTTCTGTATTTGGTATGGGTCAATCCCAAACATACCTGCTACGATATTATCAGCCATGATAAGTTACCATTGAGAGTTAAGCATTGCTGTTTGTTGTGAACCAGCATTAGTGAATGCCCCTGAACCACCAGCATTATAAGTAAGATTAGGAGAGCCAAACATTCCAGGATTACTCATTGCATAGTTACCAAGCGTATTACCTGCTCCTTGCAACATGGAACCCAAGGGACTATAAGCATTAGCAGAATATTGGCTATTAGCAGCATTCGTACCACCAGTGAACAGAGATTGCGCTTGTGTAGCGCCTGCTTGTGCTTGTCTACCACCTAACTGAGCACCCAAATCCATCGTACTTTGACCAAGATTTTCAATTCCTGTAGAAAGTCCCATAGTAGTCTGCCAAGGCTGAGAAGCAGCAGTTTGGTTTCCATAGTATTGACCTAAAGCACTAGAACCTTGTCCAAGCATTCCAGCACCAAAACTTGCATATTGTTGTCCACCTTGAGTTGCATCAGCAGCAAGTGCCTTGTCCTGTTGAGCGATAGAGTTATAGTAAGCAGCCATTTCAGGGTTAGTAGCTTGCATATCCTGAGTAGCACCCATTGCCAATCCTGATCGCCCTGTATTGAATAGTCCCTGTCGTACACCAGCTAGTTGTTGTTCACGACCAGGAGCCAACAATGCCTGTTGGTCAGCCATATACTTCTGTGCTTGTTCTTGCGGGGAAGTGCTGAGATACTGATTGCCCAATCCGAACATCGACTGAGCACCCTGCATCAATGGTTGGTTGAGTCCTTGTGCTTGTTGATACTGCTGCATTGCAGGGTTAAGCATACCCTGAAACTGGTCTTGATATGCCTTCATATCAGGGGATAGGTTATATCCCGCTGAATTTAACTTACCATCTGCACCATAACCAAAGTTAGAAGAACCATATCGAGAAGTTACCCCGACCGGAGTGAACTTAGCTGCATCAGCTGCTATTCTTGCTGCTTCTATTTGTGCATTTGCTTGGGTATTTGCTGCACTTGTAGCAGACTTACCATTTAAATATCCACCAAGTAGAGAAGCACCACCACCTATTAAAGCACCAGTTATAATCGGCATACTACTCTCCTGTCTTGTTTTGGATACGCTTATCTCGTTCTAGCATCATTTCATCAGCTAATGATGCACATTCTTTTATACTGCGTTGAATAGCAGCATCCCTTGTTGTACCTGGGTGCAAACTCATTGCAACAACAGATGAAAAATACATATCCCAAGCGATTTGATTACCTACATCATCATTCATTTTTTACTTGGTCTTCCAAGTTTTTTAACTGTTATGGTTCCTAGCACTTCTTTGGAGGCTTCTTGCCTGATTTCTTTTTCATGCTCTATCTCCTTTGTTATTTCTTCATAATCCGGTTCTTTACGCATGGAAACAATGTCATCTTCCCTTGTAAAAGATACCGTATTGCCACTGGCCTTACATTTGAAAGTAATCATCAGAATATCTTTGCATAACCTACAGAATAAACTGCTGCATTTGCATTATTAGCCGTTACCAAAATACGATATGTACTCGGCAGATAATCGCTTGCAACAGCATTGGCAGATGCAGTCAGTCCAGGATATACCTTGTAAACATTGGTAGAATTGGTAGTAACAGCAGCACCAGCAAGGATGGTGTAATACTTGCCACTGGCAATATCCTTACCTTGAACGGTGAGTGTTACAGAACCAGTACCTACAGTAGTCATGTCCAAGACAACATACAGCCCTCGATGATATGAGTTAGTCTCATCTGAACCTGTTTGTGTAGTAGTGCGAGAAGCACTAGGCAACACAATTTTATCTATGTTTTGACAGCTCATATCACTCTCCTAATTAAGCTGTACGGGTGAATGCATAAGCAGTTGCACTTGTGAACATGATGGTATAACGACCAATACCAGTTACGCCTGATGGTACTGTCAAGTCACCAAAAGATGCAGCAGTAGTTGTACCAGATTCAGAAACGATACCATTGGTTGCAACAGCGATAGTCACTGTGTTTGCACCAGCAGTATTGTCAATGAACAGATTAAATACAGTTCCTTTTTTGGCAGCAAGACGCTGACCTAAAAGTGTACCTGTTGGCAGAGTGATTGTAGTTGCAGCAGCAGACGTTGAAGTTATCCAACCTGTTGCAACCTGATCTGCTGTAGCTGTGGCTGTAGCATTGATTGCTGCTGTAGTTGCATGGTCAACTTGGGGATTTTCGATTGGAACACCGATACTTTGACGGGACATATTATTTCTCCTTAAACTGATTGAAAAAGGGGGGCTTTAAAACCCCCCAATTCATTACGCTGGTACTACGATTGCGATAGAGCCATAGTCACGCAACTCAGCAGTTCCGAATACGTTATCCGCAGTTACCAGATAACCCAAATATTCCTGCTTGTATTGTTGTTGGACGCGTACCGATTGAGCTTCAGCAAGTACCATTGCATCAGGATGAACCAACAGGCAGGCACGATATTTACTTTCAGTACCAGCAGAGTGGTCTACAGTGAAACCAAACTCATCAACTACCGCAGCACCGGAAAGTGTAGTGCCAGAGAAGTTTACAGATTGAGTACCTGTAGTGCTATTGCAGTGAATCCAAGGGCAAAGGCTGGAAGCATAAACCTCGACACCATACAGATTACCGATACGGCCTGTCTTGATGGCATTCCCATCGCCTACAAATGCCTGTTCAGTGAACCGTGCAATACCGCGCAGGGTCTTGATGACAGTTGGGGGTACAACCAGACCACACTCGGAAGTGTTCACATCAGCATCTTCCAGAGTTTGCATGGCAGTACGCAGACCAACGTCAGTCAATGCAGTACCATTACCACTGGAAGCACCAGAGAAGTTGGTAGAACCATCACCACCGATCACACCCTTTTCATACAGATTTGTTGCACCTGCAATAGAGCCACCTTGGGCAATTGCACCCAATTTGTGCAATTCAGCATCAACACGGCGAGCCAGAGCATAACCTGCATCCTTAGTGTAGAAACGCTTCATGCCATTCAAAGCCAGCATATCGGCAATATCTTCATACATCTTGGAGTATTCGTAGTGCTTGTTGATCGAGATAGTGATTTCACCAGCAGTATCAGCAATCAAGGTAACTTGAGTATTGACTGTTTTAGCTGAGGAATCACCGCGAGCGGGGTTTGGACGATGGATTACATCGCCTTTGTTCTTCTGGTGTTGGAATACTTCGACCAGATTACGCATGACAGCCTTTGCTTCATAAGTAGCAACTGCCTCATCTTGCCAAATCTCGCCAATCCACTTGTCGGCTACGACTACGCCTGTTTGATTTGTTCCTAGTCCCATGATAATGCTCCTTTGTAGGGTTTATCCGGCACTAAGTAATGCCGGACTTTATTTGACACGCCCCTCGGAGTAAGCCAGCATGATCTCATCTTGCATGGAGTCATACTTTTTCCGGTCGCGTATCATCAGATTCATCAAATCGGCACGTTTCATAATCTTCTTCGATCTTTCGCCTGTTCCACCAGTATCGACACTTGCTGCATTCATTGACTTGGTTCTAGCTGTCTTTTCAACATCTGAAACTTGAGCCTGACGTACAGTGCGTAATTCTTTAAAGGTAGACAACAGTTCATCGGCAGCATTAACATCAAAGTTGTAGGCTTGATTGAATAATTGCTTCCTGACAGGACTTTTATCAATCCACTGGATAAACTGCTCATCCTGTATGATCTTATCTGCGTCTGGATGCAATTGATACATTCGCTGTTTTGCCAGGTCTTTCCTTGCTTGGTCAGCATAATTAGCTGCATTTTGCAAGGTTGGATTTGACTCAACCGCCCTACGGACTGCCTCTTGCGGATTCTCAAAGAAGTCAATTTCTTTGCCGACTTCTTGTTCTTTTGGCTTATTAAGCGATGACTTAATCAGTTCATCAGCAAGTTTGCGTACCTCGCCAAGTTCATTGGTATATCTACCCAAGTCCTTGTTTGTAGTCTCAAGCCTTGATGCAAGCTCTTTGACGCTCATTCCCCGATATTTCTCAGGTATGGTTTCATCAACTACAGACGCTTCTTTTGCCGCGCTTTCCTGTTCCTTTATCTGCTCCGAAACAGTATCAAGTTCACTAACATCGGCAGAGTCAACTACCTTATTTTCTTCAGCCATTATAAATCTCCTGTCGCAACCCTTGGTCGGGCGCTATGTTGTTAAGTTACCATAAATAAAACAAGTATGCAAGTACTTACTCACTTATATTTCATAACCCATCCTTCCTTTTCTGTTCAGCCATCTTTATATGTCTTTTCATTCTAATATCAGCCCATTTGTTCCATGCTCCTGGCAGTCCCGGGTCTAACCCATTCAGTTGTACTGGTGGACAACTCAGCATACGGGTAGCCTCATTACCGCAAACAGGACAAGTGATAGATGTTATCTCGGAATCTATATAACGCTCGGTAATATGCTCTTTGGCACAATGGAAATCCCTAAGAACCCGCATTTTCGTCCTTTAGTTGTTGGTAAGAAGATTCACTCATAGTCTTTAGATTAAGTAACCATCTCATAATAGAAATCTCACCGCGCCTGAAATGAAGGGTTTTATCGTCTTGTATGGCACTTACATCGTTGGTAGCATTGAACATGGTTTGTACATCTTCCATCAGGTCTTGCCAGGCATCACTGCTCATCATGGACATACGGTTTTCATAGTACTTTTGCAGTATTTCATCCATATCAATCTTCTTCGTTATCCATTAAATAAGTAGTTATAAATACCAAGTCAGCATCAAGGTTCTTGTCATTCTGTAACTTTTCTACAATTCTTGCTTTTTTGAATCTTTCATGTTCAACCCATGCTAAAGCATCTAACTTTACTTTTTGTATCGAAATAGCCAGTTTTAGCTTGGTAATAACATCTTGTAATCCAAAGTCTATATTTGACCTGATTTCACTTTCAAAATATCTAATCTCTGATTGTGCCTCTAACTTGATTTCTTCTATTTCAAAAGAGGATAATTTGAGATATTCATTCTTATATTGTTTAAGTGTCTTT